GATCGCCCGCCTCGACCGGTTCGCTCCGGCCTCGAGGGTGATGTGGCCGACCGCTGAACGCCACATGCCTGAAGTCGTGCAAGGCGTAAGATCAGCCATTGACGACATGTCCGAGATCATCAACCAGGAGCTGCGCTAATGGCAATCAACGTCCCCATCGTTAGCGAGTTCAATAACCGTGGCCTCAAGAAGGCCATGTCCGAGTTCAAGCGACTCGAAACGACCGGCCAGAAAACCGCTTTCGCCCTCAAGAAAGCGTTCGTCCCTGCCACAGCTGCGCTCGGTGGCCTCGCCGTGGCCGGCGCGAAGATGGTGGCCGCTGGCGAGCAGGCCGCTACCGCTAACGCTCGCATCGAGCAGATCGCGACCTCGATGGGGCTGTTCGGCGATCAGACCCAGGTCGTCACAAACCGTCTGGTCGATCTGGCAAACGAGCAGGCCCGCCTCACCGGCGTCAACCAAAACACGATCAAAGAATCCCAGGCGCTACTTCTCACGTTCAAGGACATCGCCTCGAGCGCTGATGAAGTTGGCGGCGCATTCGACCGCGCCACGCAGCTCACCCTCGACATGGCGTCCGCCGGCTTCGGCTCCGTCACCGACAACGCCAAGCAGCTCGGCAAAGCCCTGAACGACCCGATCGCCGGCCTGACCGCGCTCCGCCGTTCCGGCATCCAGTTCACCGAGGCCCAGCAAGATCAGATCCGCACCCTGGTCGAGTCTGGCGAAGTGCTTGAAGCGCAGAACATGATTCTCGAGGAGATCGAGAATCAGGTCGGCGGCACCGCTGAAGCCACGGCTAACGGCACCGACAAGATGAAAGTCGCGTTCAGCCAAGCGTCCGAATCAATCGGCTTGGCGCTCCTGCCGGTTATGGAGAAATTGGTCGAAATCATTGTTCCGTTGGCCGACTTCATCGCGGAGAACACCGAACTGGTCCTCGCTTTAGCGGCCGGCATCGGAACGCTCGCCGGCGCTGTCGTTGTCGCGAACATTGCGATGAAACTGTGGACGGCTATCACGGCGATCACGACCGGCATCAACTACGCCCTCGCTACCTCGTTTACGGCTGTTCAGGTCGCGTCAGGTCTGATCGTGTTCACGGCGCTGATCGCCGCCTTGGTTTATCTTGAGCAGAAGTTCGGAATCGTCAGCGCCGCGATCGAGAAGTTGCTCGGATTCTTCAATCTGCTCCGCGACGGCGTCGGCTGGCTCGCCGAAAAACTTGGTTTGGCATCCGACGAGATTGAAAACTTTGAGCGCACCACCGATTCAGCTCGCGAGGAAGCCGGCGACATGTACGAAAGTGTTCGTGAGATGGGCGGCGGTGTAGACGATGCTCGCGAACAGTTTGAGCGTGCCATCGGACCTACTGAGGAATATCAGCGCAAAGTCAAGAAAGCCGGCGAATCGTCAAAGAAAACGGCTGAGTTTGTCGACACCCTTTGGGCATCAACCGACGAACTGTACAAGCGCATGTTCGCGCTCAATCCTGAGATCCAGCGTTACCTCGACCAGCTTGATCGTGAACAAGCCGTCCGTGACTTCAACAGCGCCGTCGAAGACTTCCGCGAAATCGCAAGCAGTAACGCTGAAGGCTCTGACGAATGGGAGGAAGCCAACAAGCGAGTCAACGAAGAACTTGCCAACGTGATTGAGACTATGAAGAACGTCCCGCAGGAAGTTCAGACAGAGATGTTCATCATGGTCGAAACCGGCGAACTTGACGCCGCAATCCGTAAAGCAGAACGGCTAGCCGAAGTGTTGGGTTTCACCGTCGCAGGACCAAGCGAGTTCGGCATCGGCGGCGGCGGTGTACCAGGCATGAGCGATCTTCAAGCCGCCCTGCAAGGATCCGGGTTTGTAAACACCAGCATCCCGCAAGCCTCTGGTTTAGTTTCTTCGACGCTGATTCGGCCTGGGCAAGGCAACGTCACTTACAACGTCAACGTCGAAACTCTCAACCCGACCGCCGAAACCGGCCGTGTCATCGTTGACAGCATCCGCCGATTCAACCGAGCATCCGGTCCGGCCGGCATACAGACAAACGCTCGCTTATGACAGCAACGATTGTTCAGTCGGGCGATTACACGCTCGAAATCGACACCGGCGCACCCGTACAAGGGTTCCGGCTCGATGACGCCGTACGCGGCGTTCTAGACGGCACCACGTTTGTTCTCGACGGACTCACCGACTTCGCAGACGTCACCGACGGCGCACGAAACATTCAGATCAACCGCGGCCGGCGCGACATCAACAACCAGTTCTCGGCCGGCACCATGAGCTTTGTACTTGATGACACCGCGGCCGGCGGCGTGTTCAACCCGTTCGCCAGCGACTCGCCGTATTACGACCCGTCCAACAATGAACCAGGACTCGCCCCGATGCGATTGGTCAGGCTGTACCGCGAATCCGAGCTGCTGTTCGTCGGCCGCGTCGTCAACTACAACTACCAGTTCGGCCTTGACGGCAACGACGCCGTCGAAGTTGACTGTGTCGACGACTTCTACCGGCTCGCTCAAACTGTCACCGAAGATGTTCACATCGACAAAGAACTGTCCGGTGCTCGAATCGAAACCATCCTCGACCTTCCCGAAGTCGATTACCCGAGCGGATCAGCCCGCAACATTGCTACCGGCACCGTCGAGCTTGGAGGCCACACCGGCGGCGGCGGTGGCGGCCACGACTACGACCTCGAACTCGGACAAAACGTCCTTGACTACCTGAGTCTGATCAACGAAACAGAACGCGGCCGGCTGTACATCGACCGAGAAGGCGTTCTGACATTTGAGAACCGGATCGGGAACACGCTGTCCTCGCCCGTCGCCAACTTCAATGACGACGGCACGAACTACGCGTACCGCAATGTCGAGATCTCATTTGGGGCCGACAAAGTAGTCAACCTGGCGTTCGTTCAATCACTTGCCAACGACTTCGGATCAGCCGAAGACACCGACAGCCAAGCCAAATACTTCATCCAGTCAGTAGCCATCAGCGCGTCATTGCTCGACACCGACGCCGCGTGCGAAGAACTGGCGACCTATGTACTGAACCCTGAACCGGAACCAACGTTCACCGCGGTCGAGGTCGCGTTCTCACAGCTCTCTGACGCGCAACGTGACGTTGTTGCCACGATCGACATCGGCGACACCATCAGCATTGAGAAAGAGTTCATCAACGGCGCGTCGACCACGCAGTTCGCCCAGGAACTCGCCGTCGAAGGCGTCGAACATTACATCGACTATGTCGGCGGTCATGTCGCCCGTTTCTACACAAGCCCCACAACCATCGTCTACGAACTGATCCTCGATGACGCCACATATGGTGTGCTCGACGCCCTCAATGTTCTAGGATAAGGAGCACCTATGGGAGCCAACGCCCAAACCTCCGTGCCGGCCTTCACCGCCGGCCAGGTACTTACGGCCGCGCAGGTCACCGGTATCAACACCGGCATCCCCGTCTTCGCGTCATCCACCGAACGTGACGCCGCTTTCGGCGGTACCGGTGAAAAGACGTTGGCCGAAGGCCAGATGGCCTACCTCGAGGACACTAACGAGACTCAGTACTACGACGGCTCCTCATGGTCTGCGATGGGCGGCGGCAAAATCCTGCAAGTCGTGTCAACGACAAAGAGTGACACTTTTACTGCGAGCGTTGTCTCTGGCGGCACAGTTGATGTGACCGGTTTGACTGCAACCATTACGCCGACGGCCGCGACATCCACGATTCTTGTGAATGCAAACGTCGTTGGTTCTACCGACAACGGCAACTTTGCTGCTGTTTCGTTTTTTGTGCAACGCGACACCACGCCGATTTTGGTTGGCGACTTGGCAGGCAGTCGGGCGCAAGTCAGCACCGCAGCATGGCCGACCATCGACGCTAACGGAACCGCCGTAATCGCAGCCTCAATGTTTGGTCAAGATTCGCCAGCAACAACGTCTGCGATTACCTACAAGGTCACGCTGTTCAACCAGGTCAGCAGTACACAAACGCTGCGAGTGAACGAAACTGCCAATGATGCAAACGCTAGCTACACGCCCCGCACAGTTTCTTCAATCACCGTCATGGAGGTGTCAGCGTGACCGATTACACCGCCGTCCTGACCGCTAACTATCCAGACGCAGAATGGACCCTCAACGGCGATTCCTACGATGGTCTGACATGGCTGTCTGACACGCCGAAGCCGACACAAGCCGAGCTCGACGCCGCATGGCCGCAAGTCGACTACGACCGCAAGTACGCCGCGGTCGAGAATGCCCGCCGCGCTGACTATGAAGCGACCAGCGACCCGCTGTTCTTCGAATGGCAACGCGGCGACGGAACCGAACAAGCTTGGCTTGACGCCGTCGCAGCTGTCAAAGCCGCCCACCCGTACCCGCCGGCCCCATGATCGTCACCAGCGAAGACGCGAAAACGGCCGCGCTTGCTTTCGTTATGAGCTTGATCGTCCTAGTCTGCTTGTGGATTGGACAGAGATGAACATCGCAAACCCGTCGAAAGCCATGATCGCTCTTGTCGCCCTGGTATGCGTCACACTTCTGCTGATCACCGACTCGATCTCCAATGAGGCCGGCACCGGTCTGATCGGCATGATCGCCGGCTACGCCGTCGGGAACGGCATCGCGGCCCGTCGAGGCGACGAAGTGACCCCGATCATCGGAAAGAAGCCTTGAGATTTCACAGTTGGCAACGGGACACGCCACGGCACCCGTTTGACACCTGCTCACCGAACCTGCGCCAGATCCGGAAGTACCTTGAGGAGCGCTGGGGATTCTGGAATCTTGGCTGTTATGGACGCCGGCCAATTCGCGGCGGCACCGCATGGTCATCGCACGCTTTCGGTGCAGCTCAGGATTTGAGTTATCGCCGTGACGACGGCCACCCGACCGCACCATCACGCGAAGTCGTCGAGCAAGACGTCATCCCCTGGCTCATCGAGCACCACGAAGTGCTTGGCATACAGCGCATTCACGACTACTGGGCAAAGCGTTACTGGGAAGTAGGCCGCGGCTGGATCGGCCGTCCGCCTGGAGCACAAAACGATCACCTGCATATCGAGGTCACTCCCGACACCTGGACTTGGGCGTCACCGATCTCGGAGCGCATCGTGTCCGGCCCGCCACAGACCACTCAGCCGGCCGCGGTGCCTTCGTACCCTGGACAGTCAGTCCGCAAAGGATCGAAAGCCAAGGACCGCGTCAAACTGATTCAGCGTGAGCTCAAGACGCTCGGCTACAACGTCGGCCCCGTCGATGGCATCTTCGGCCCGAAGACCGACGCAGCTGTCAAAGCCTTCCAAACCGACCAAGCCCTCACCGTTGACGGCATTGTCGGACCTAAGACTTGGAAGGCTTTGTTCAACTAGCACAAGGAGGCAACTGTGCCAGACATGTCAGACTTTGAAGCCGCACGCCCCAAGCCGGCAACCCCGAAGATCGAGAAGATCCTTGAGGAGCTTGACACCGAACGATCCGAAGCGCTTCACGCCGCGCTCATGGATCTCAGCTACAGCACGCCGACCATCAAAGCGGTGTTGACAAAGTGGGGATACGAGCTCTCCGAGTATCCGATCGCACAATGGCGACGGGCTCATGCTCGATGACTTTGACCAGGAAGTAGAGCTGCAGGAGCTCCGCGACGCTCTTGTGAGACAGCAACGCGCTACCCGCAAAGCTCACGCCAAGTCAGAAGCCATTGTCGAAGCCGTTTATCAGGCGGCGAAGGATGCGGCCGTCACACTTGGACGCGCACCGAGCGTTCCCAAACCTAAGACAGATCCGCGCCGCAAGAACCCTGAGGTCGCGCTGATCCATGCGACCGATTGGCAGCTGGGCAAGCAAACTTCTGATTACGACATCGACACCTGCCGGAAACGCATCCACCGGTTCGCTGAGAAGATCGGCACGATGACCGAGATCCAGCGGGCCGATCATCCCGTCAAAGAAGCGCATGTCATGTTCGGCGGCGACATGGTGGAAGGACTCGGCATCTTCCCAGGACAACCATACGAAGTCGAAGCACACCTATTCGAGCAGCTGTTTGCCACCGCCGGCCTCATGGAAGACTTTGTCCGCCGGATGCTCGCCATCTTCGAGCATGTCACCGTCACCTGCGAATACGGAAACCACGGCCGGCTAGGCCGCAAAGGCGACATGCCAGGAGCCGACAACATCGACCGCGTCGCATACAAGATCGCCGGCGACCGCCTCGAGGACGACCGCGTCACCTGGCACACTTCGCCGGCTTGGTACCAGATCGTCGAGATCGGCAACTACGGCGCTCTGCTGGTGCATGGCGACGAGATCAAGTCATTCGGTGGCAATACGCCAGCGTTCGGCATTCTCCGCAAGTGCAACCAATGGTCGACTGGCGTGATCCCCGAACAGTTCTCGGATGTTTACATGGGCCATTTCCATACGCCGATGACGTTGACGATGGCGAACGGCGGTCAGATCTACGTCACCGGTTCGCCAGAATCAGAGAATGTGTACGCCAAAGAGTTCATGGCCGCGACCGGCCACCCGAGCCAGCGTCTGCATTACGTCGACCCAGAGGCCGGCCGCGTCACGGCATCCTATCTGGTATGGCTTGACTAGCCTGCGGAAAATCCGCATACTGTCTCCATCGGAACCCGACCCGATATGGAGGACAAAATGAAGACACTGTTATGGATCGCTGTGCTGGCGATCATTCCTGTCAACTGCGACCCGTTGGAAATGCCGACAGAGGCCGCGGAATACCAGCGTGACATTGCCACCGCAAAGTGTGAGCAATGGTTCGGACACGCGCTAGCGATGGGCTGGGAGATCGACGACCTGCCCGTACTCGATGAGGTGATGTGGCGCGAGTCCCGTTGTGACCCGACACAAGTGTCAGCCACCGGCGACCACGGCCTCACACAAGTCAACTGGCGCACCTGGGCGCCGCTCGTCCTTGAGCTTGGCTACACGAAAGAGGACTTGAAGCATCCTGCGGTCAATCTGCTGATCGCCCGACAGATCTACGAAGACGCCGACCGCCGTGGCTGGTGTCCGTGGAAGCCGTGGTACATGAGCGGCACCTACACA